AATGAATCTCCAGAAACAATCTCCTGCACTCCCCTCGGGGGGTGAACAGGCGGGCTGTAGTGTTGCGAACAGCGCCAAAAACGCAACCGCACCTGAGCTTGAATGGGCCATTCACGCAGTCCTGGACAGACTGCATGAACCCACTCCAGGTTCGGAGGCGAATGATGACTCGCATGGTAATGACCGGTCTCTCATCCCGTCTGTGCAGCTAGCACAGATGGTATGGGAGAGTGACACTCAATTGGGATTCGGAGGAAGTGAAGTAAGGTCCTGCCTGGATTTATTTGGGCAGACCCTACTCGACAGATTCGCTCACTACAAATTGCAGAGAGAGCGCCTCATCGAAGTCTATTCCTTCCTGTACTCTTCATATGGGCACACCTTCGTTTTGACAGAATCCGATGAGGAACTCTGGCTCGACTTAGGCTTGTGCGGACATCTGGAGACGTACATGAAGTGGAAGACTGGTGAGGTTCTCGCTGCGATCTGGTCGCAAGCGGAACTGCCGGTTCCTCCGAAAGTGCTGGTATTCTTCCCCAACAGGTTCCCGAAATTCGGGGTTACCTTCGGTGATGACGCGTACTTCCGTCGCGTCCGGAACTCTCCAAGGCACACTCGCCGGATGTGTAAGTTCGTCTACTCCCTTTATCAGGGTAAAGCAGGCGCCCTTCCACTTCCGGAGGAGTTGATTGCCGCGAAGGTTCAGGAGGCTATGGAAGCACTGTCAGTTGAACCGACGGAACCCGAAGAGATTGGTGTCCTCGGACGTGTTATAACGAAAGAGGACATCCGCTCTGAGCTTCGGAGAACTGTTGAGGAAGTCTACGGAGTACGACACTCTGACCGTCAACGGAAGACACCGCATGCACTGCGGGCTGGTAGTACCAAATCATCCATCCAGTCCACGAGATCTCAGGGGGGTGCTCACGAGCACCTTACTGAACTCATGGACCCGTCTTGCTATCTGTCCTTCCCCCAACTCGTCGGGTGGGTCAAGTATCATGAGCGCGTTGCGCCCGTGTACTCGACTTTCACTTCGGAGATGTGGGAGGAGGTCGCAGAGAAGTCAAGACGGCTCTCTTGGAAGGAAGATATGGTGGCCCAACCCGTAGGGCTTCCGGAGCCTTTTAAGGTCCGGGTGATAACGAGGGGTCCTGCCCATCACTATCACCTGGCCCGTCGTTGGCAACCTGAGATGTGGAGACCGTTAAAAGATCATCCTACCTTCGAATTAGTGGGCGCACCCATGAGCCTTTCGATCATGAACAGATTCCTCGGAAACTGCGATGTGAACGATGGGCGCATGTTTACGTCAGGCGACTACGCGTCAGCCACGGACCATCTCGACAGCGACCTTTCGGAAGCTTGTCTGGATGCAATCTGCGACTGTCTCGGAGTGCCATTCGAAGACAGGATTATCCTTCGTGATTCGCTTACGCGGCACACCCTCCAGTATAAGACGCAAGACGGGTTTGGACGCAGTGCGCAGCAGAAGAAGGGACAACTCATGGGTTCGCCAGTGAGTTTTCCTATCCTCTGTCTGTTCAATGCCGCCCTTACCCGCTTCGCACTGGAACTGGCATCGCCAGTCCCAGTCAAATACTGGTTGGATGAGCTGCCTATGCTCGTCAACGGAGACGATCTCCTCTGTCGTACGTCCGACCTCGAGTACCTGGTCTGGAAAGACATCGTCAAGTTCGGTGGTCTCACGCCCTCCATCGGTAAGAACTTCCGTCATGCCAAGATCGCAACGATCAACAGTGAGATGTGGTACATACAAGTACTCCATCAAAATGTGGATCGCTACGACGAGAGCATTCTGGGATTCTACTGGGGAGAACGAGAGCCCATAATCGAGCTTGGCCTTGCCCGGGGAAGTATGAAGAATGGTGTAGTCGGCCTTGCGGGCGAAGACATCAGTCCCTTCTACAACCCCCAGATCTGGGGTACTTCTAAGGAGCGCTGCTGGGATAAGTTCATCAAGTCCTGTCCGGACAAGGTGGTCGCGTATGACTTCCTCTGGAATGCGGTCGGCCGAAAGGTCGTTACCGAATTGCCAGAAGGAATGCCGCTATGCGTTCCAACTTGGCTGGGTGGGGCTGGATTCCCTCTTCCACCAGCAGAGCATCCTTTGAGGTCTCAGCGAGAACCCTCGAAGATGCAGAGGCTCGCCGCCCGTTACATCAATGATACGTGGGGACATTGTCGGATTACCTCAAAGTACCTCCGGGCTATCGAGACGAAGTCGATGCCGGCGTCCGTGGACGCCGAGATCGAACTCGACTGTGATATCCGGAAGGCCCTGAGGATCCCCAAGCCCACTATCATCGAAGTACCGGAGCCAAAGACAGAGCTCACGCCTCTCCCTAACTGGATGTTCCTCCCAATCGGTTCGCTTTGCAACGAATCCGGCTCGGTGGATAACCAGTCACAGGCGCGTAAGCTCTACAATGGCATTCGGCAGCGAGTACCTAAGCATCAGCGAGGTCCTCTTCCCTTGAGTGAGTTCCGTGGACGCCCTCCCCCTCTACATCGCGAATCCTACGTCTTTGAAGGAGTCGTCGGCAAGGAAAGTTGCATTATGCACAACTTGCCCGAAGACGATCTACCAACAAATGAGTAGGTGTCCGTTCGTGAGGAGGCGGAGAGCTTCACCGGGATCGCATTCCAAAAGATGACTCTTCT